TTTCCGCATAATATATCAAATCGCTGTTTACTTCAATCGCGGTCTTGGCCCAGGTTTTCAGGACCGGATACCGGATTATCACCTCTTCATAGTCGGTATAGCTCATAATCTCACCTATGATGTATCAAGGCTTTCGGTGACATGCACCTCCGCCTTGTCCTCCGGTTTTGCGGGTATGGTAAACTTGCCCCCCGATGCTGGGTTGATCTCGAATTCTATGTAGTATTTCCCTGCGCTATCAGTGTCGCCGGATTGCCACTTGTACTCAAATTTTCCATTGGTGCCATCGGAGATATTGATACCCGTTGTCTGCCGATTGATCTTTAGCGTCCCGGCTGCGCTTTTCATGGTGCAGTAGATCGTGGCCCCGGTAATAGCCACAACGTCTCCGGCTGCATCCTTGACCTGTGCATAGTAATAAGGCTGCAGATCGTTTTTCTTGATATAGAAAGTTTCAATGCTCATGGCAAAAACACCTTTCTGTCATCGTCTTTCTCAAAAACCCGCCGCAATGTATCCTTGTGAAAGAGCCTAATTTCCGTATCTTTCTCAAAAACTTGCCGTGTTCCTTCGATCTCAATCAGGTAACTGATAGTCCCGAATTCCGGCCAGAAATCATCTACCCAATAATTGTCGGGCCAGAATTGGGCTGGCCAAAACCCTGCGGGCAATAGGGCCATTACGAGCCATCCAGCGTATTGACGGCGGTGCGGTTGCCGTCAGAATCTACCGTTACAATCAATCGAGCCTTGCTGTCTCCCACATCCCGGAAATGCAAGGTGCTTGTGCCGCCCCCGCTCGTGATCCCGGTAAGCACACTCATGTCAATCCGCTGTTTCCTTAGCAGAGAATACCCGCTTTCAACCTCAGTTGCAAAGATCTCCGTTGCCAGGCTACCCACATGCACGGCAAGGCTTGTGACCCGTACATCCATTGAGCTTACGGCATTCATAACCGTTTGTGAATTAGGAAGTGTCACCATATGGGCGTTCAATGTCTCGCTTGTGGGTAATGTAGCGATGTGAGCCTGCAACGTCAAACTTGTCGGGAGTGTTGCTATTAAATCATCAAGCGTTGAACTGCTCGGCAAATAACCGCTCACGGGCAGGGTTGCAATATGATCATACAAGGTCTCGGACGTGGGAAGTGTCGCTATGTGATCATTTAAAGTTTCCGATGTCGGCAATGTATTGATCTGAGTTTCCAGCGTTTCGCTTGTAGGCAAGGTAATCACATGCGTATTCAGGGTTTCAGAGCTTGGCAAATACCCGGACACTGGAAAATCACCGAGCCTGTTATAAGTCGAATCTACCTGTGCCTCTACTGAGGAAACCCGGTCATCTGCCAGGTGAACCATGCTACTTGTAGGTAGCGTAACAATGTGTGCGTTCAAGGTCTGTGAGTTAGGCAACGTGCCGATTTCGCTATGCAGGCCCTCCGAGGTTGGCAACGTGTCAATGTGCGTCTTTAAGGTCTCACTCGTGGGCAAAGTAACAATATGCGCGTTTAGGGTTTGTGAAGTCGGCAATGTGTCAATATGAGATTTTAAGGTTTCCGAATTCGGGAGAATCCCGGTAAAGGCATCAAAACAGGCCGACTGTACCTCGCTCTTGTTTGCCCCGCCACCGGCTGCGCCTTCGCTGATACCTTGCAAAGAATCATCCGAGGAAACAAAGGTTGAGGTATCTCCGCCGGAGGCCATGATCAATGAAAGCACACTAAAATCCGCCACCTCCGTTGTAAGGTCTGAGCTATCAGCAACCACCGTTTTCATAAGATGGTCAAGGTTCATGTCTTGTATAACATCAAAGCAAGCACTTTGAACCTCACTGGCCGAAGCACCGCCGCCTGCCGCACCTTCCGCAATGGCCTGAAGCGAATCATCACTGCTGACGAAAGAACTCATATCACCGCCAGCGGCCATCATGAGGCCCAAAACGCTGAAATCGGCAACCTCATTCGTCAAATCACCGCTATCCGTGACGACCGTTTTCATTAGGTGATCAAGGTTGACATCCGAAAGGGCTTTATCCGCTATCGTTCCAACCGCTTCGGATGTGGGCAAGGTTACGATATGGGCGTTTAGGGTTTCGCTTGTGGGAAGCGTTATTATGTGAGCATTAAGGGTCTCCGATGTAGCCAGCGTTGCTATATGTGCATTCAAGGTTTCCGAGCTGGGTAAATATCCGGAAGTCGGAAAGTCTCCCATGCGGTGATAGTTAGATGTGACCTGTGCTTGGATAGAATCAACCTCTATAGCAATGCTGGATACTCGAACATCTACCGAGCTTATGGCATCCATGACGGTTTCGGAGGTCGGTAAAGTAATTATATGTGCATTCAGTGTTTCGGAGGTTGCTAATGTCGCTATATGTGCATTGAGCGTCTCGGAGCTCGGGAGATATCCGGAAACCGGAAAATCGCTCAGTTTATTATACGTGCTCGTTACCTGGGCCTGGATTGAATCGACTTCCACACCGATGCTTGAAACTCGTGTATCGAGGGAACTTACGGCATGCGCTGAGGCCCAATCATTCGTATTGTATTTACTGTTCCAGAAAGCCGAGGTAACGACCGATACATCCTCGAAATAGGGCAGGCATTTGCTATCATCTTGAATGCTGATCCTCATGGGACCATAAGTATCCATCTGCGAATTTGTCAGCGTGAGATTGTAATGGCCCTCCATTGAGCTTATTGCCGCCCAGCTATTCGCCGAGATGCTTACCGGCGTCACGTTGCCGTATTTCCTGATAGCCTTTTCATCAGCTCCCGAAAGCGTGAGATCGGTCACCGGCGTAAGGCCGTCCGAATTGCTCACAATCGGGCCAACGGGAAAAGTGATTATCGTTTTTCCGATTAGTTCTTTCATCTCAATTTCTCAAAAGTCTTTTATAATAATTGATCATGGGAAGTATTGAGATCGCTCCCCCCGCCGCCTCATACTCACTCGCCCCAACGTCCCATGTGGCGTCTATTGTATCCTCATTCGGCCTCTCGTTACCCTCGATGCTATATTTGAATAAAGCATCTCCTGATGTATCGTTCCTCAAAAAGTTGTTGAAATCGCTCGTTCCGGTTACGTCATTATAGGGGTTTCGGCCTCCATCGACTGATGCCGTGAGCAGATCATCGCCATCCATTGCATCGTCAGTGCCGCCGTCCCAATAGTCTTTGTTGTGGGTATAATTTGAGCTTGTACCTCCTAAATCCGAGGTTTCATCGCCGGAGACATTATAATCGGAGAAGTCATTCCAGTTCGTTTCAAGAAAGTCGCCGGAAGTGTTATTGCCCGCATAACAACTAAATACTTCCGCCGTGCCGCTTCCATTTGTGTTTTCGAAGCCATAGGCAGCGTTTCCGATGGCTGTACAGCAGATAAAAGCCATCCTACAACCGTTGGGGTAAGGATAGGTGTAAAATCCAGATCCATCTTGACAGTCTGACGCAATACAAGCATAGGCAAGGGTCTCACTTTCGCCCGCAGCTCCAGAGGTTAACTTTATTTCGGATTCTATATCATACGACTCATGGTTATTATGCGAATTTCTCGATATAACATGGACTAACACTGCATGGTCCCCGTAAATGTTTACCGTCGAGATATCGCCAGCCCTCGTACCATTGAATCGTGTACTTAATTGCTGAACCCGAAAGTAATCTTCTATAATTTTCATCACACCTTGCAAAACGCCGGTCGACTCAAAGTATGCACCGGTGCTTGTCTTTCCGGCAAACGGTGTGGCGCAACTTGAAGAAGATTGGATTCTGCGATAATGGGTGCTGTCTAATCCACTCGCCCCTCCGAAAGTGTCGCATTCGTCATCGTGAGTCTGGCTATCGTAGCAGTCGAGCGTAAGAATCCCGTAGCCGGATATATCAATATCCGTGTCTCCTTCCCACGTGGCAAGGGAGCTATAATCTGGATCTCCGCCACCGGGCAGCGACCCGTTGCCGCCAGAATCGTAAGTACAAGTATAATCGCCAGAATCGTAACAGGCCATTTACTTCTCCATGACCCTTCGTATGGTTGTCGGTAAGGGATCAATAGGTCTAAGATTGTCCGTTGATGCTACTTTTCGCAGCCTCAGCTTATCCCAATTATCTTCTTTTACGATGTCTCGCATTGAGGGCATATAGGCATCTTCCTTGTTTTTCATGCGGGCAATATCAGCACCGAGCACATCCAAATCTTCTTCAAGTAGCTTAAATCTGCGCTTTTTGAAATATTCGTCGGGAAATCCCTCTTCTTTATCCGAGATAATAATGCTTGTGTCGTAATAGGCTTCACAGAGCGCAAACATCTGCTCCAGTTCCAGGCCATCAAGTGTGACTATGGTATAGGTCTTGCGCTCCTGTTCCGTCCACACATCGTGGCCCCAGCGATGCCTTGCGCTGTAATGTGGCATCCGGCCAGTCATCTCATAGGGCTTGAATGCCACAATATCACCGAACTCAAGCCGTTTCTCCCAGCCGATGCACTCGTGGACAAAAAAGAGCTTCTCATCAAAATCTCTGGGCTCTTCCTGGTGCCAGCTCACCGTGCGACCATCCTCTGTGCGCCTGAGATAATATCGGGGTGTATCAATCGCTCGTATCGCTACCGACCATTTGGCCATACTATCTCCTTATTACTGAGAAGAAACACGGAGGTTTATCTTAATTTATCCCTAAGCCGACTGCTGATTGTGGAGAGGAAACAACCGGAGTCGGCAGGTGGTCCAAAGGGGGGACATAAGCCTCCCTAGTATAAGTTACGCTGTTAGACGGCCCTGATTCGTTCGCATCATTGTAAGCTGTAATATAGAACGTATATTCCACGCCATAATGCAGGTTGAGGTTGTCATCAATATCCAGATAGGTTACGTTGCCGCTTTCCCGCACCAGCTCATCTGTGAGCACACTTTTATTGAAATCCTCAGAGGCATCGGAGAAATAAATCGTATAGCCGATTATGGTATCCCATTCCGCACCAGGGTCATCCCATTGTAAATCGGCCCCAAACGCCAGCACGGGCACCAAAAGTGCCATGAGGCAAATGCCTGTTACAAAAGCTAATTTTTTCATGTATCCTCCTAGAAATATTTTTCCTCATACACGCCTGTTTTGGCCTCTATGAGCCTTTGGGTTAAACGTTTAATATCTTCCTTGTTCTCGAAAACCCCATCAAAGAGATTCTCCGCAATCCGGCCCTGAAATTCGAGGGCAGACATGAGGCCGGAATTGAGCTGCGCCCGCTTGTTCTCGTCTATATGCGGCGTGAGGTTCGAGGCAAGGTCAAGGTATGAAAATCTAATGCCGTTACCGTTGTTGAGTAAACGGACCGCCTCCGTGTAATACTGCATGCCGTCAATGACCATGCGGAGCTCGTTCTTTTCCAGGAGATCCCGCCAGATCGTTATCGCTTCGCCGGCATACTTCCTCAACTCTTCCGTAAATTGCCCGCCGTTGCTTTCCAGGGTGTACTTGACTTGATGTATGAGATCCCGCATCCAGAGGAAACACCCTAAGCGCCGCGTGGGGTATTTCTTTCTATCCCGTTGCATGAGGGGCCAGTTGCGCTGAAACCGTGCCCGCCGAATCCGCTCGGTTGCATACCCGGTGTGCATGATTGCAATATCATTCAATACACAAATCTTGCTGATCCCCGAATTCATTTCCTCTTCGGGATGCTCATGCACCATGCCGTAAAACTTGATTCCCTTATGATTGCGGAATATCCGGGCCGGAAGGTCTGTCTTGAACAGGGCAGCCGGTTCCGTTGCGTAATGGTGCTGTCTGACCGAATACCCGTTATAGCAATTCTGCCTCAAGTGCTGCGGCAGATTTATTGCATCCTCGAGGGTCTCATCACTGTCAATCCACAAGATCCAATCCATAGTCGCTTTTTCGATTGTCCGATTCCGGGCCTCGTCAAACCCCTGCTCTAAGGGCGACTTGATTTTGAAAGTCTTAGCTCCGAATTTCTTGGCCACGCGCTCGGTCTCATCCGTTGTGGTTTCATCGATTCCGATAATGATCTCATGTGCAATGGATTTCACGCTTTTCAGTGTCTTGCCGAGGGTATATTCCGAGTCCTTAGCGATCATGCAGACCGAGAGGGTTTCGCGGGGGGCCTGCTGTTTCAGTTTCCGCTCATAGTTGATTTGACCCGTAGGCAAGCCAGAGTTTTGGAATGTCAGGAGCCAGTGGCCGAGATACCCCTTGGCCACGTAAGTATAGGGTATAGCGATCAGTTTATATTCGCGCTGATTACCCCAAATCTCAAAAAGGTCTTGCCGCTCAAAATGGTGGATGTGGGCTCGCCATCCCGGATCTTGGTCATATCCCCATGCTTCCCAGGGGCCACAAGGCACGGTAATAAGCATGTGGCCATTCGGCTCGAGGTGCTTCAAAAGGATATCCGATATCTCTTGCACATTCGGCACGTGCTCGAATGTCTCGGAGGCTATAACTAAATCGAATTTCCCTAATTCCTCATGTATCTTTTCAATTTCTCCGCACTTGAATTTAATCCGATCCTGCACCTTTTCTTTGGCCGCCCAAGCACGGGATTTGTCGATATTTGACTGCATAAAGTCAACGCCTGTGATCCTGACCTCCGGCATTCTTAACCCGATATTCATGCTATAGTGGCCATGAGCGCATCCGAAATCCAAGATGGTTTTGGGTTTCAAGTCCTGCACCTTCTTGAATATCTGAAGAAAACGAGGTTGCTGGGCCAGGTTTTCCGGGCCGTAATGCACACCCTTTTTTTCTTCGTGAATGTAGTAGCGCTTGTAATGGTCTATGTAATCACCGGAAAAGAAGAAGTAATAATTCTGTTTGATATCCGGCACTGTCTTTTCAGCACCGTCCTTCACGGCTGCCGCAATATCGCTCTGCTGCTCAAAGTGATTATGTAAGCGATATTTGTTTGAACTCCGTTCCCTGAGCATAGCTTCAAACTGCTGCTCCCATTCCGCAGCTATATCCGGCCATGCCTGCCGCTTTGCCTTGGCCTTCTTGTGCAAGCCTGTCCATTTGTGCAAGGCGGTCCGCACCGTTTTAGCAAAGAGCTTCTTATTCACTTGCCCTTTTTCATCCAGGTCAAGCAGGATCGCACCGGCCTCATTCATTGTTTCCGGGAGGGCTGCGGTCTTAAATGCAATAAACGGCGTCCCGCAGGCATTGGCTTCAAGGGCCACCATGCAGCTCGTATCCTCAAAAGTCGTGGGGTAAACGTAAAGCATGCACCGGGCCATGAGTTCTGCGAGTTGCCGTTTGCCCAGGGCCCCCAGGTTTGTCACGTTCTTTCGCTGGTCACAAAGACCCCAGAGATATTGATAATACTGCTTTAATTGAGGCACGGTATTGTCATAGCCACAAACGTATAGGTGGCAATCGGGCAGCATGTCCATGATACCGTCCGGCCCCACGAGGTTTTCAAGACCGCGCTCGGGCCGTGAGGCATAAACAAGGCTATTCGGCTCGCGCTCAAATATCTCAAGGCCTTCATATTCTTCATAAGCAAGGCCGTTTTTCGTTGCCGAAATAAAGCCTTCCGGGATTCCATAAACCTCCGAGACCTGTCGCTTGTGGAATTCCGAAACCGTAAAAACTTGATCGATATTCATAAGCTGTTCTTGCATCTGTGCAGAATACCGGTGCAAAGCCAGATCATGCAGCCACCACACATTGAGCTTGCTATTGTAGATACTCTTGAATGCGTAGGGATGCCGTTGTGCTATCACGACATCATAGGGGGCATGCATGACGTAATGAAATCGCTCGCCCATAGGCATATTTTCGCGGGGAGTGCCTAAAAACTCATAAGTGACGCCATCCCATTTGCCAGCTTGCTCGCTGTTTGTAAAAACGATTACGTTATGGCCACGCTTTACTAATTCCTTGGCCATGTAATACCCGGCGCTTTCCGACCCCCCGAGGCTTTTGCTCTCGGAGATAGTCGCGCCATTGAATGGCATGCCGGGAATTGCCATTGCTATGTGCATTACATTCTCCTCTCTGTTAAAGTTGCGCCCGTATCAATTCGATCAGGGCCGTTTTTTTCATATATTGGGGAGGCAAATCAATCCCCATTTCCTCTGCCTTTTTCGCCAATTCCTTGTAAGTCAAATCTTCAAGGTCAATTTTGGCTTTTATGCCCTCGCCCTCATCTGCCGTATCAAACACCTGATCGGGCTGGGGAAAGTCTGCCTCAGTTATGCCCCGATCGAAATCGGCTTGTGTCGGCTTTATAAGGCCTTGTCTTATTGCATCGTCTCGCAACATGATTTACCTCTGTGAATATGGGAGGGGCCGAAACCCCTCCCTGGTCAAAGGTTAAACGCTGGTTACATGGGTCATCAGGTATCCGAGATTCTTTGCAGTAATCTTTTCATCCTGATAGTAACCGAGCTCGATCTCCTCACTCTTGGTTTTCGGGTCAAACGGATGCCGCTCTGCGATCATGTTCGGCAATCCGGGCTTTGTCCACCGGAAGGAATACATGAAGCTGGGTTCCTCCGCGCTCGGGTTAGACGGTGCGTAATACCACAACACATAATCATCCCACAGCACGCTTAACGATGCGCTCTGTCCTTCCTGGTTGCTATTGTAGTAAGCCCTGCCTACGTGAAACGCTTCAAGGTCGAAAATCTTCTTGAACTGTTCCACCGTGGCATACCGAACACTGTCCGCGCCTTTGTTGCCAGTGTTGCCATGAATGATGTCGATTACATCCGCATGCCGTCTGAAATATCTCCATGCGGTATCACCCATAATGCACCGATTAGGCTTATAGCCCGTGGAATCCGCCACGTTATAGATAGCGGTCCAGCAATCAGCAAGGGGATCACTGTAACTGTTCCGTGTTTCGATCCAATCCGAGTCAATCGTGGCGTATGAGCCAACATTGCTTCCACTGGTGCAAAGCTCGGCTGTTCGTTTTTCCCAGCTCAACATGAGCTTATTCTTGATAAATTTAGTCCGGCCTTCCCGCATCTCGCCGATGAAAACCGGGTCCATGTTTTCCCTATCCTCAAGGTTCAAGGGCATTTTCAGGGCGTAATTATCCGCGAAATACGTCTCAGATGAGACACTGCGCTCAATCTTATTCGCTTCCGCTCCGGGAGACCTTTTATCCTCCTCTACCCTGAAGGCGTCTGCATGATCCCAGATGATATAATTATCGCTTTGCTTGACTACCTTGACGATAGGCGCGATAACATCAGCGATCATGCCTTGAGGGTGATAGTTGATTGCTATATTTGATAAATGCTGATCAAGGTGCAGGTCGTGACCTGTTGCTCCTCCTCCTGCCATTTTCGTTCACCTCCTAGCTTATAATGAGCTCACGTCCTGATAAAACGGCGCGGCGAAATTGAAGAATCCGGTTCCGATGCTGCCACTGGTAACGGTAGTCTTTGACCTACCCACGGTGTAATATCCGCTGTCAGCGAGGGCCATCCAACCATCGGTGTCTACCCTCAGCCTATTACCGGCGGTTATTGCGCCACCTGCCCAGTATTTGAATTCTCCGATAACGCCATATTCTGCGTGCTCATTGTCTTTCGGTTTATTGAGTATGATCCCAGCGGCCTCGTGACTATTGTCAGCCCGTTCGCCGTCATCAAATGCAATCGCTTTGTACTGATGGCTGCTGAGATCCTCACCTGCTTGAATAGTAGCTGTAACTGCGGCTTTTCCTTGTACTGCCATAAAACTTCACCTCCTACATTGACGAGACATAGCCAAAGGTTCCGCCGAGAAAAAGCGCCTTTCCGGTTGAATCACTCCCGATGTTTTCCAGTGCTTTCCCGACTGACCAATATCCAGAGTCACACGGGATGAAATACCCGGAAGTCGTTACGGTAAGGGGATCTCCCAAAGAACAGACTTTGGCGGGATCACATTTGACGTTCATAATCCCAAAAACGCCGAAATTCCGAGCAGTTCCAGCGGTTGCCGCGCCTAACGCCACGGCATCGGCTTCGTCGCCGACATCGGCCTGCTCGTGATCAGTCAAATCAATCGCCGTTCCTGCAAGCATATCCACACTCGCCGTAATCGATTCCATAATTATGTTTGACTTGTCCGACCCTGTTGGAATATTAAAAAGCCCCGTACCTAGTGACCCGGAAGTCACGGCGGCTTTGGCCTCTCCTAAAATTGGATCATTGCTGTCGGCGGTTGTAAACCAGCCGCTCAATGTTACTGTTAGCTTGGCGCCCTTTGAGATCGCTGCACCGGCGGCAAACTTCATTTCGCCTTGATAGCCAAGGGTAAGAAATTCTCCATCCTTGGGCTTGTTGAGCAAAATACCGCTTGTTTCCTCGCCGTTATTTGCGAGCTTTCCGTCATCCAGGGCGATAGCATGATATTGAAAGGCAGAAGTGTTAAGATCTTCCGTTGCTTCAATAGTCGTGTTAAAGCGCACATTCTGAGTAGCCATGTGCTATCACCTCCTCATATATGTATGGCCTGATTACAAGTCCTCTAGGGCGTATCGCTCAGCAAGATCCTTGTCGGATTCGAGCACGGCCCTGGAAGCCTCGGCATAATTCACATCCTTGTGATCGGCCATGTATTTCCTGGTCTTGGCCTCAAGCTCCTCACCGGCATTGGCATATTCTTTCTTTTCCTCGCCGCCGCCTTCTTGCCCTTTCTCGCCCACGTCAAAAACCTTAGCGTGGGTTTCAAAGACTTTTTTGAAGGCCTCGAAGGGGATCGCAAAGCCGTTATCATCCGTATAGCTGTGCTTATCCAAGTCATTGACCAGAATATCGCGGGCCGCCGGTGTCATCTTGCCGTCTTTCACCATCTGCTCGCAGAAGGTCTTGACTTCATCAACACGGGCAGTTTTCAGACTTTCGCTTTTCTCTTTCTTCAAAGCCTCGGCCTCGGCCTTATAGGTCTTGTTCTCATCCTGAGATTTCTCCAAGTCAGCCTTTGCCTTGTTGAGCTCATCCGTAAGTTGTTTAATCTTTTCGTCAGACATCTTGTTGTCCTCCTCATCTATCTTGATTTCCCCGCTTTCATTGACATCAAAGGCGTAGGTGGCCATTTTTTCAAACGTCCCGGCCTCGGGAGTCATGGACAGAAAAGCCTCTAAGTCGGCGAGGTTGGTAACGGCGGGTATATCCGCCCCTAGTAATCCAACGGCGGAAAGTACTCGCTTGAATACTTTGCCGCTTTCCTTCAGATTCCAATAAATCTCGGCGCTCACCCGTTTGTAGCGTCCCGAGGTTATTGCCTTGTACAGTACCTCCGGCACCTGTGTCACAGTGGCGATCAGCTTGTCGCCGACTTTCTTGAGGCCCTTTACCCACCCGAGAGAGGGCTGGCCGTCTTTCAGGTGCATGCTATTATCGTGTGCTAATTTCACCGGGGGCTTGACTTTCTCCTGCAACTCATAGAAAGCATGAACCATCTCATTTAGATCGCCCTCGGTGTACGCGTCACCGTTCCAGATCCCGACGCTGAAAACCTCGACATCGAATTCATGGGTTTTCGGCGCAGTCTGTGATTTCTTCCAGTTGCCCTCGGCGTCTTTGGCCCAGCCCGCGTTTTTAACAGCGCCCCAGGCTATCTTTGAGGCTTTCTCGTCATCTCCGGGGGTCTTTTCCAAAGAGCTATTCGCCGTATTCCGCCATATCTCCTGTGCGTCCTTGGGAAGCACTTTCACGCTATCGGGCAAACTTTCTAATGTTGGGTAAGGCATCGTTATATCCTCCATCGGCCAACAAAAAAGGCAGCATATTGAGAAGGTTGAGGCTCCTCAACAGCCGCCTTGAATGTTATGCTCTAAGGTTCCGGGGCCTTAGAGTGGCCTTATTCTATTGTCAATCAACCGTTTACTACTTTAATCCTCTGCATTCTCTCCGGTACTATCTGATGGCATTTCGCACAAAGCTCATACGGCTCAAGCCTGAATTTCGTAATGTCATCAAAGATATTACCCACTACGCCCTTTTTCGCTGCGTCTAGGCAGCACGTCGTCACATCGCCGTCGCTCATAATCATTACTTGCCCCCTCTCAAGCCAGGGGCAAAGATACGTGACAGGGCTTTCGAACCAATCCACCTGTCCCGCCCAATTATTCGGGCGTGTCACGGGGTCAAGCGAGAGTTGGCCTGCAATATCGAGCTTTCGAAATATCTGAATTGTCTTGGCTGTTACGCGAGGGTCGCCATGGTGCGTGATATCGATTCCCGTAATACCAGCATCTTTCAATTTCCGTGCAAGCTCCTCGGTCATAAGTTTTCCGTTTGTATTCGTATGTATAACCTGCCTGATAGGTAGCTTATTGCGAGCAAATCGGACCATCTCTGCAAGATCGGGGTTTAACGTGGGCTCACCTATGCCGAATAGGTTTAACTCAAGCTGTGTGCCCTGTTTGCAATAATGCGATACCCATTCAATGGCTTTCTCAAATATCTCCATGCTCATGTTTCCGACTTCCCGGAACTTCTTCTGAAAAGGGGCCGGACAATACGGGCACGTGTTGTTACAAAGACTTGAGACCTCAATGCTATTTATCGTTGTTATTGGCTGCATTAAACATCCTTCCATCCCTTAAAATTTCTATTGTATCCCTGCATTCCTCCCTCAGTTTTGCCCCTAAAGTCAAAATCGAATCCGCAATCTTTAAGGAAGTCTTTCAAGATCCTATTTGCGTTCCGTTGGTGCGGGTACCCGAATTGAGCGAATTCGTCATCCTCAAAATAGTCGTCATTGGGCGTATGTGTCTCTAGTTCTAAGAATCTCACCCGTTTCAGTGCATCTTTCAGGCTATCGCGGGGGCTGAAAATCTCATATTCCCCGCCCTCTATGTCACATTTCAAAACATCAATCGTATCGAAAAGCGATAGGATATGCTCGAAACTTATTGTCTGGGCAAACCCCGAATTGATATGCTTATCGTGCCTGAAAAAAGTCCCGTATTGTCCATGGTTGCTTTTTGAGCCGGACCAGAATAGCGTGCGAAAGTCACCTGTCTTGAGCGCAACAGCCGCCCACATAGGCGTGATGATATTTTGTGCTTGATTATTGTAAATATTTTTCACCAGATTCACGAAGTTTTCAAAAAAGGCTTCGACGGCTAGGATTCGCTTAAAACCTTTTTCTACTGCAAAATATAACGTGCTGCAGCCGACATGGGAGCCCAGCTCAAGCATCGTGTCATGGGAGCCGTTAAAATTCTCCATGTACTTCACGCCGTCATTCAGGATGAATTTATCAGACTTCGCTATGTGCATCTTAATATCGCGTTTTGTAATATGCGGGTGCGGTATTTCAAGCATACATCCTCACGAGGTCTTGGTCAGTAGATTGATTCTCCATTTCAAATTCCGCCATAAGTTCAGGCGGAATCTTCTGATGACACGTTTTGCAAAGCTCAAAAGGTCGAATAGGATGATCCAAAATATCATCGTCAAACACGCTGCCAAAAACCCCCAGATTCCGATAGTCATAGCAGCAAGGCGTAATATTTCCCTCTGTGAGCACATAACCCCTCCCTTCCATGAGTGGAAAACATAACAAATTCAATCTGCACTCGATTTGATTTTCCGGCTCAAGCTGGCCAGCCCAATTGTGAGAATGGGTGATAATGCCATCATTGATCACACCGGGAATGCCGACTTGCATCATAATCTGTGCCGCTTTCCGGGCATGCCACACAGAATGAGGTGAGAGATCAAGCTGATCCATGCCCGCGTCTTTGAGGCCTCTACAAACTTCATAGGTCATATTGACGCCGTTAGTGCACATACAAACGTGCCGGGACCCTATGACTTCCTTGGTACGTTTTACCCGCTTGATAAGCTGTGGATCTAAAAACGATTCACCGTCACCGTTCATATTGACTTCGTTCTGTGTGCCCCTGTTCACAAGCTCTTGCAAAAGCTCAAGCGTTTTATCGAATACCCGATCTGTCATAATGCCCGGTTTCCGGCTCGGGTGTTTTACGAGCAGCCGGTTGATGCAATATTGACATTTCAGATTGCAAATGTTAGAAAGCTCAATAGTCGTTATGGTCTTTAACGTAATCAAAGGGGGTCTCCCGTGACAAAACCATTGACATTTGTTTTAGAACTTGCCGGTGCCATTTTCGTTATCCTCGGCATCCTGCCGCCTGCTGATCCTTTCAAGATCGTTTTCGGTACCATTATCTTTCTCATCGGTGCCTATGGGATCCGCAAGAGGATGAAAAAGACATCCTAGACAAGCTCATACTTTCTCCAATTTCAAATGTTCGGAGAGCATTGCGGGCTCATACAACACGCCTAAAAACGTACATATCCGTGCAAGCTCAATCTTCGGCCTCAAAAGCAAATCCTCCCACGAGAGGTTGATTACTGTTTCCGGGTGTTTATCCTTACAGGCCCAAAACCGCTCTCTCGCCCAATCCCAGGTTTGTCTATACGTCCACTTTTGATGCGAAAGCGCAAAAGTTGTTCTCGGCTTGTCATAGCGTGAAAATCGCCTCATTAGCCAAATGATTTTGAAGTGATCCGAAAGGCGCTCGATCTGCTCCGCACTATAACCCCTTGTAACAAACTGCTCAATCGGCTCCTTGTTGCCCCAAATAAGACCTCTCGCTTCTGCTTCCGCTGCTAGGCGCAAGTATTCCGTTAAATCCGAATCGGCCCGCACACTCCCGCTTTGTCCTTTATTCTCAAACAGGCATTCGATTTGAGAATGTGAATTCAAAAGCCGTTGCGTGCAAGTTGTACCGCCGCCGCCATTTCCAATGAGAATAAAATGCTTCACTAAGCAAACCCCTTGTGCGGCTCTAGCCTCGGTTTCGGGCTTTCCTTGCCGTCCCATTCATCGACAATGGTCACCGGCACAAGCAAGGCCCTACACATAAAATGGTTTGGCGGCGTGTAGCTGCCCCAATCCTTCTGAATCCTGCCGTGCAAATACTCACAAATGTCTGTTGTCCGCTCATCCAGCACTGCACTGTATTCATAGGCCAGCACAAAGCCTCTGAATTCCGGTTGCCCGAATAACGCCTGCCGTGACTGATTAAGCGCATCGGCGGTATTAGTTCGGGCAATGTTCTCTAACCTGGCCGGGACATTAATAGCCTTTCCTCCTGCATCCACCTCCGGTAACATCTGCAAGAGCGTAGTTTCCTCGCCCATAGCCTTGATTGTCTGTGCGAGGGTCTTATCGTATTTCACGGCGTTTTCGAGCACGTATTGTACGCTTTTCAGGGTATCTTGCTCGATCACACCGGCGATGGTCATGGCCTTAGCTGCAAGGTAT